TTTGGTTTACAGCAGGAAATTCTGCTTCAATGCTGTTGTATAAACTGTATAATTCTGTTGATCCTATTTCTATCTTGCTTACAATGTTGTCATTGTTAAACACAAAAGCATTTGTCTTTTCTGCTGTGGTTGCTTCTCTGTTTGGTACTACTTTAAACTTACCGCCTTTAGGATCATATGTAAAAAATGTACTTGCACTGGTACAAATACTGTCAATATTGTTTTTAACAGGTTGATATGTTGATAACATACCATCAATTTGCCATCTACTGTGATATGCACTGACATTGCTTAAATTTGTGTATTCAACATTACCATAAGTACCATTAATATTTGAATACTCCCACATGTCATCAATTGAATCTGTGTCAATACTGCTTACTGGTATGCCTGCACCATATCTATCATTGGTCATATAGTCATACAACACATTAGCAGGTGAATTTAGACTGTTTGTGATATCAAAAGTCAGTGTGCCTAAACCTGTTAAGCCATTTTCTGGATCATAGTCTATTTCAAAAACAGCATATACTAAATCTTCATAATTGGTACTTGCAGTGATTGTGCTACACAGGGTTTGTGCCGCTACTTTTGTGCCGCCTGCAGGAAATATTTGGTTAACTGAGCTTTGTGCGTTACCTGCATACACTCTACAACGCATTTTACCATTAACATTTGTACTACTTGTTTGGTTAGGGTCAGTTATACTAATAACTGTTGGTGAATTTACACCAAAGTTTAGTTTTGCATCACCTCTGTATATGTCATTAACAGTGTATGTACCAGTGTCTGTTTTTTCACCAATAACCATCACATAAACCATGGTATTGTTACGGTTTTTAATCTCAGCATCTACTGCTATGGCACCTGTAAACACTTGTCCATAGAACACAGGTACTCTGTTGTCAGTGCTAGGATCTAATTGTACCTTAACACCTGGATCTTTTGCCGCTTGTATGCTGGGTACATCAGGTCCTAATGCTTTTGCTGTGGCTATAGCAAGACCACCTGCTAACAAACTGGTGGCAATACCTAAACCAGTAAGTGTACCAGCGGCCGCAAATGCCGCCGCAAAGCCTGCACCAGTGATTGCACCAGTGATGGCTGCCGCTATTGCTGTAAAAACTGCCATTAACTTACTCCCTCATACAAATAATTGCGTTCTATTGGCTTCCAACCTCTCTTTTCAAGGTCAAAATCTGGTGAAATCTCCATATTTGTGAGAGTAAAACCATCAATTATGCCTGCATCTTGCATTTTTTCACCATATTCCATGTATTTTTTCAATAATTTATAGCCTAGTGTGGTATTTCTATACTTTGGTTCAACCCACCATGCTATTTCCTTCAATGTTTTGACTTGTGGAAGCCATGGATCAGTGGTTATACCAGCAATCAACATGCCTTCAACACGGCTATTTTGTTCTCCTACTATTATCACCCCATTTTTTGTGAGTCCTACTAATAAATTTCTCACATATTGATCATTATATTGTGGATTATGGTGAGGTTCATAAGGTGATGAATTAGCAAAGTTAATCATCATCTCCATTATCCTATCAAAGTCCTGTAAATCTGCTCTTCTAATCATATTAATACATGCTGATGTTACGCATCCAATCATAACCATAACCACCACCACCGCCGCGGCCTGGACCTCCGCCACCATAGCCTCCTCCACCGCCTCCGGCAGCACCATTAAATTCTCTACCAAAGTCAAATTGTACTCTTTGTAAATCTGGTACTCTGTAGAATGTGCTATCTCCTGGAAACAGTCTATCTCTGTCTACTGGTGAAGTTCTTTGTCCACTGGTTTTGTTTTCTAATATAGTTACAATACTACTGCAACTAACACTTACTGAATTTGTTCTTACGCCTTCAAGTATGTCAACATCTTCTTCTATTGCAAAGTTAGTGATAATGCCTTTGAATCTTTGAAACACATTTGCACTGTCTAATGTGAGGTCATCATTAAAAAAACCTCTATACACTGTGACTTCTCCACCTTTAACTGGTGTGCTTAATATAAGACTGATGTAATCATTATCACTGGGAATACCTGTTAGGCTTATTCCAATGTCACCATTGGTTGTTTTGATATCTTCTTGCACTGCACCCAACTGTAAAAATGCACCTAATTCCGTATAAGTGTTTGAATTGTAAGTTATAGGTTTATAAGCACTGCTTATATAGTAAGTAGTGCCACCAAGAGTAAGATCAATAAACAGTGCATGTTTTATGTGATTTTCTTCTACTGGTGCAATAGTTCTAGCCATTAGCCATCCTCTTTTCTTATAACTTCAATTAATTCAAAATCATCACTGAATGCAATTCTATCATAAGGTATAATTGAATAAGTTGGTTTTACCAATAATTTGACTCTCCAATCTACATCAACACCTACTGCAATATTTCTACTGCCTAATGTAAAGCCATTTTGTGCTATTACAGGTCTATGTACTGGTACAGTAACATTTGAACTGGTGCTGTGAGCAACATCACTGGTAACTTGATACACATATCTACCATTTGTAGGTCCTATTTGTATAAAATCACCGGCTTTAAACAACACATTACCGGATCCTGCACTTGTACAATTAAGATATATGTTTGATCCATTGTATCCTGTGCTAGTTGTTGTAACACTGCCTATGCCACTGCTGTCACCTTGATATGCTGTGATGTAACTTAGACCACTGTTTGTGCCACCAATATCAATTGTGCTTTCTTCTGTGATATCTAGTGCATCTAATTCTTGTAGCAATGCTCTGTTTTCTGAATATTTTAAACCTTCATGCATACCAATAGTAATTCTATAAGGATTTGCACTGGCTAATTCAGCAGTAAGCAATCTACCACTTCTTGAAACTGATTGACTGGCAACTTTCTTTGTGTCAAAAGTTATATAAGTTGCGTTGTCTACTATTGTTTGTAATCCTGCCATTATGCTGGTGTCCTCCTTTGTCCTACTTTGGTAACTCTGTAAATAAATTCAGGATCTCTTGCTACCAACTGTTTGAAACTTTGTGCATCTACAGCATTTATATTGTAATTTACTGTTGCACTTGCACCCATGCCTGCTAATTCTGAATTGTTAACAATTTGTCCACCTTGGTTAGGTACAAATAATTCTGGTCCTAATTCACCAACAACATATGGTTTGTTACGCATCACAGGACCACCACTTGCTCTCTTAGCAATACTCATGCCTCCTGTTGGATCAAAACTTAGGTTGTATCCAAACATACCAAATATGCCCTGTAAAATAGGTTGTATGATTGATAATCTAATTGCTTGTGCAATAAGTTCTTTTACAATGCTCTTAAAGAAGTTCTTAAAGTTGTCTAACACACTTTCACCTGCTAACAATGATTCTGCTAAACCTGTTGAAAGTCCTTTAACAGCATTACTGAATTTGCCTAATAAATCTTCTTCTAGGGTTTTAACTGTGTCAGTTAATGTTTCTGTTATGCCACTAGCACCATTTTCAATAGCAGTGTTACCATCTACTAATCCTTGTGCTATTTGTTCTGCAATGTGTCTTGCTTCATCATCTGCAACTTCACCTGCTTCTTGCATTTTGGCAATGAGGTTATCTACCCATTCAGTAGCAGTTCTTCTTGGCACTGCTTCACCTAATTCTTCTAGTGCTTCTCCTACACCCTCTATGCCTTCTGTTCTTGCTTTGTTGGCCGCATCTTGTACATTGCTAAAGAAGTCTTCAAGCATTGTGTTGCCTGTAGCCCAACTGACCAATCTACCTAACTGTTTGCCTAAGAATCCTACTGCTTCAATAACACCACCAATTGCTCTCACTGCATAATCCATAACAGTCACAATGATGTCACCAAAGTTGTCTCTGATTGCCACAGCAATACTGTTAAACACACTGCCTAACATGTACAAGAAATCAACAATCATAGCACCACCACGCAAGAATGCGTAAAATGCGTTTACTACACCTTCACCTAATGTTTTGGCAAAGTCATTTATTGGTCCTTGATTGTCATCAAATACTTTTACTAATTCATTACAAATGCAGTTAGTTCTGGATTTATAGCGGCACCCATTGCGGCTCTAAAGTTAAACATTCTGTCTTGGAATTGTGATGCCGCACCACCTAATGTGTTGTTTAGGTCATTGGCCGCACCTTCTATGCTTTGTCCAAACTCTCTAAATTTTCTTTGGGTTTCTTCTATGCTGTATGTTGCTCCTGCTTGGAATCCTGCCATAGCAAGAACACCTTTTTCTCTGAACATATCAGCCGCACCTGCACCACCTGCAAATGCTCTTTGAATTTGACTTGAAGCATCTTCAAAACTCAATCCACTAACCGCGGCAATGTCAGCCGCTAGTCTAATGTTGTCTTCTAGGTCATTAAGTGTACCACTAACTGTGGCTAATGCTGGAGTAGCACCTGCAATTTGTTCTAAATCAAAGGGTAATTCTTGTGCAACATCTCTAACAAGTTGTAATGCCGCGGCTCCACCTTCTGCACTACCCACAATGTTGTTAAGCACAACACCAATGTCTTCAATTTTCTTTGCGGCTTCTACGCTGGCTGTTAGTCCTTTAAATGCGGCTACTGCGCCACCTACTGCGGCTGCCAATGGAGCAAATCTGCCAGCCAATGCCAACATACCACCACCTGTTCTACCTGCAGTTGCATTTAAGCCACCAAGACTCTTTTTGGCAGAACCCATTTTTCTGTCAAAGTCTCTGGTGTTAAGGGTTAATGTTACTTCTATATTTTTTGCCATATCTACCTAGATGCTTTTTTTATGTATGCATCTACCTCCCTTTCAATGTAGTCTTCTGTGGGGGCACTCATACCTTTTGGTGCTTGTCCACTCCAACCTTCATCCAACCTACCTGCGTATGGATATTTTGCTTCTATAGTTAAATCTTTTCTACGGGTTTTGCTTCTAGCATTACCTGTTCTAATAGGTGTTTTGTTTCTAAAATACTTGTGACTTTCTTTCATAACAACTTCACCCATTTGTTCTAGGTCTATAAAAAGTTGTTTGACTTCTTTGTCATCAATTGTTATTCTAGTCTTGCTCACCTCTTGCTCTCTTTAACTTTTCTTCTAAATCTTCTTTATTGTAGTATTTAGCGGGTATTGGTTTTTTGTTCATTTTAGCATGTTGAATTTCATGATATGCGTTTGCAACATCCAATACCATTAAATCAAAACTGTCTGCTTCTCTTAGCACTTGACTTGGCAATTTACCATAAGTTCTTGCCAGTGTGTCAATCAACATCAACCAATGTGTATCAGCAGACTGATCATCAATCACATGGTTTGTTACTTTCCCAATACATCACCAATCAATTTAACTGCTTCTGTGAGTACATCAATTGGTAATATTTTTCCTTCAGCCATTACTGGTTCACCTTGTTCATTTAGAATAAGGTCTGTGAGCATGTCTGTAAATAATAATGCGTTGTCTTCTTTGATTGTGGATAACTTTGCAAACAAGTCTAATGGTTGCCTGTCATACACATAGAATACCAATTCATCACCATACTTTTCTACTATGGTTTCATTAGTTATTTTTAGTGGGATTAATTTGGGTTTTACTGCTAAATCTTGTAAATTCATATCTTTATTCCTTTATATCTCTATTTTTTAATGCGTGAATAGCAGTTAAACAAAACGCTATTCTACTTGATGCTTTATCAACATCTGCCTTAGCACATTTTATTTCATTTTGTGCTTTGGCTATCTCCATCTCCAGGCTCTTCATTATGTCCTGTAGACTCTTTGTGTTCCATATCTGCATGTTTTTCTTCCGTCTTTATATCTTCATCTATAATGTTGTCTAATTCTTT